GCAATAGTTAAAGCTTCTGAATCCAAATCAATAGAAAGAGCACCACCACTATCACCTTGGAAATCTAAATCTTGGGCAGTTACTTGAGAATCAACATATGCCTTAATTGACTGTTGTGTTGCCAATGATGTTGCACTGTCACTTCCCATAGCATCTTCATCAAGTATTGAAGTAACAGTAATAGAACCCATCTTAAGTTGGGCTAGGGTACTAATACCAGATACATTAACATCATCTAACTCAGTGTGTCCGTCTACATCTAGTGCTCCATTGGCATCAATAGCACCAGTAAATGTTGAAACACCTGTTACCTGCAATCCACCAGAAATAGTAGCATCAACAATAGTTACTGCATTAGGAAGTCCAATTTTAATTTGATTGTTTGATACTGTCGTATCTACTTCATTCGCAGTACCCGCAAATGTTAAAGTATCTGTTAAAAGAGCTACTGTATCAGTACTACCAATACCTGCAGCAATAGTAAGAGAAGCTGCGGCATCAATAAAAGATAAAACTCCACTAGCATTAGTAGCTATAACTTGACCACTATCTCCATCAGTTGCTGGTAGGGTATAAGTAAGACTAGCTGCTAAAGAAGCTGGTGCCTTTAATGAAATAGAATGTGTACCATTATTAGTACCTTCTAAAATATTCACAGATCCGCCAACTGTTGCGGTTTCTTTTGTCCAATATCTATGTGAGCCTAAAAATTTATTAGTTGAAGTCTCAGAGGTTAAACCCACATACAAATCATAACTATCGGTAGCAAATCCCGGCTCTCCTGCTCTTAATCCAGGAAGATTTGCTAGAAGACCCCTTTTTAGCTGAATTACGGGAGCTGCCATCTTATACTACTATACATTTTTATCTACATATATTTATAATTATATAAATGTACCACCATCGACACCACCATATTCAATATTCTCTATATCTATATCCCCAACTATTCTATCTACAAACTTAGAAGGAATTATTGATGCCCCCGGAAGAAAAGTATCAATATGTTTTAATACAAATTCACCAGAAGAATGGTCATACGTCATTATATATTTTGATTTGGATGAATTCAGAGCTCCAAACTCACAATTATCTGCATATCTCACTTTAGTTGTCAAAATTCACCCCCATCTAAGTAACCTTGCAATTGACCCAAATCAATTTCAGATTCCAATGTGGAAATAAAAGTATCTGGTAAATCATTATCTTCTACAGATGTTTCTAATAAATCATCAGGTGATATTAATATAAATCTATCAGTTGAATTATCATAAGAAACTACCATACCATCTTTTGATGCATCAAGTGCTCCAAAACTAGTATCTCCCATCTCTTCAATTCTAGAAGGATTTCTGATAGATGCTATAACAACATCATTAGTAGATGGTTTGGTTGTTACTCTTGATGCTGATGACGATTTTCTAACTACTGACATTTTTTTAACCTGTAGTAATAGCAGATTCTACTATAGCCATACCCTCAACAAGTCTTGAAACTGATCCAGATGGAGAAACTAATCTAACATCATAATAATGTCTACCAGATTTTAGAGATGATGTTTTACCACCAGTCATAGCAATAGATACTTCTCCAGTGCTTCCAATAATATTCACTGTAAAAGAAGATGAAGTTGTAGAATCGTGATGCTTTTTTATTTCAGCACTTCCGACATATGAGGAAAGATTTGATGCAGATCCATCATTCTCCTTAGATTGAAAGGATTCCACAAAATCAGATCCTTGTGGGATAACTATGTTAATAACAGGAGTTGCTGCCATGATTTTTTTAACTATTTAGTTTCTTCTTGATCTATTTTATTGGATTTTAATAATTTCCCTAATTCTGCTGTAGATCCAATAAAAAGTGCATTATTAACAGTATTTGGACCCTTTTCTTTTTGCTCCTCATTAACATCTTTTAATTTCTGTTGAAGAGTCATCAATTTGTCAGTTGCATCAGATACACTCTTAATCAACTGACCAGCAACCTCATAAGCTCTTGGTGTTTCAGATTCTTGAGCCAATTCAAGAATACCATCAATAGCTTCTTGGCCCTTTTCAATTATCGAATATAAATTCCCTCTTGTATATTCATAATCCTTTTCTACATCATCCTTTGCAAGGATATTAGGTTTTTTTCTCTCCTTTTTAACTACTTCAGTATCCACTACTTCATTTGAAATATTAAATTCTTTATTCAATCCACTATTTTCGTACATTTTTTTAAACCTTAAAATACATTACCATCAAATCCAAAATTATCCCCAAACTCTATAAGATCATTATCCTCTTGTGTGATGGTCTTAACATCGGATCCAGATACATGATTCTGTTGAGTAGTACTATCCTCACCTCTTCTTACAGTAATAGTATTTCCATCTATAGACTCAATATACATTTCTTCTGTACCAACATAGATATAAGTTTTTTTAGTGAGTGTACTACCATCAACAACATCAACACTAGTTTCAACCATATCAACATTTTTAGCTAATGTTGTTACTGTACTACCATTATAATCTTTAACTGCTCTGGGAGTTACGCTATATGTAATATCTCTTGATGGTGCCAAAGTCTTAGATTTACTTCCGGCAACATAACCAACACTAACCTTCTTAATAATATCACCAGTAACATCAGAGATTGGACCAAACAAATATGTTTTAGCTGTAAATTGTAATGTATAAACAAGAGCTCTTCTTGTATCAAAGTTTCCTTCATAATCATCTTCCATACTAATACTATCAAGTTGGATAGGAATATCTCTCTTTTCTTTTAATTCACCAAGAAACTTAATTGAAAGATTATAAGCTGGTTGAAAATATGGAAGAATTTGCTCAATAATCTGCAACATATCATCATTCATTTTAGTCATAATAGACAATTCAAATGACATATTATAAGGAACTGGTAAATATCCTTTTTTCAATTTAGTACCATCAGCACTCTGACTAATGAATGTCTGTGTTTGAGTTGATTTTCTTGATGGATCATATTGAAGACCTTTAAATTCAAATGACATTCTTGGAAGAGTCATTTGAATAGGATTATTCAAATCAGATTCTTGCTGTAATCTAGCTAGAAATTTCTGAGTCGGACCATAACCCAATGGAACTTTAATAACACTAGCAACATCATCCCCAGAGTCCTTATGTTGAACTTCAATCCCATTAAATAGGGATCCAAAACCAATAATGATAGACCTAAAGATCTCGTTATAAAAATACTCAAACATTATTCTTACTTTTTATATACTATTATTTAACAATTTTTTAAGGCATCCCAAATGGATTTGATTCTGTAAAATCTAGAATCTTGTCAGCTTCTGTTTCAAACTCATCATTCTCAGTAAATGGGGATACAATATCATCGGTATTTATATGGTTAACCATAAATTTAGCTCCAGAAGTTCCACCAACAAGCGACTCACCACGACTAAATTTACCACTAACAATACCAAGCTCAAGAACATTAGTAACACCACTCCATTGTTTCACTCTTGCAGTAGTTCCTGAAGTTTGTCCAGTAACTACTTCATTGAAGATGTAAGAACCAGTTCCAATACCAACACCTAATGCTGTCGGAGCTCCAATAATTACTGTTGGATTAGTTGTATATCCAACACCACCATAAGTTACATACACGGATGTAACAATACCAGCTGTATTGACATACCCAACACCTTCAGCATTTGAAGCAGAAGATGTTGTAATACCACTGAATGAAACTGATGGATTAGTTGTATATCCAGAACCTCCAAAAGTTACAGTAACAATTCCAACGGTTCCTGTAGAAATTCCTACTGTAGCAGCTGCACCAATTCCACCACCACCATTAATTGTAATCCAAGGAGCGACTGTATAACCACAACCAGGATTTATAATATTAATAGACTCAATTTTACCACCATATTCCCCATGAGCATTTATATATCGTTCAGTAATAGAAGCCACACCGGTAGCAGTAATTCCCCCAACAGGTGCTGAAGAGAATTCTATAATAGGTTGTGATGTATAACCATTACCCATATCACTAATATAAATCTTCTCTACACCAGAACCTACTGTACAGAAGCAAGTTTCGGCAGTTGCTGTAGAAGCAATACCAACCATAGTAAGAGTCTGAATATAACCATCATCATCTACATTATCATCAATTTCACTAACACCAGTGTCTAATACTTCATCTTCATATCTGAATAGTTCACAACTCAATTTATAAACGTATGTTTTCTTTAATTGATAAAATGGCTCTTCGTGTTCAACATATTTAATTTCAAATAACCTATCACCTAATGGAAAATATATTAAATCACCTTCTTTAGGTCTAGTTGATAATTCTGCATTATCCAAATTCTCCATTAATGGAGAAATATAAGTTTCAAATCTCTCCCTTGAAATAATAAGTGTTAAGTCATCCTTTTCTTGAATTCCGAACTTTGAAAGAATAGTACCTTGTCCACCATAACCCTCATAATTATCTACATAAGCTTCTATTGGATATGAATCGGTAAATTTCGATAATACTACTTCTC